CTAGGTGAGGACAACAAGCGTCTTTACGAGCTTGCGACAATCCCTGAGCAGCTTCGCGGCATCCAATGGCAGGTGAAAGTTGAGCGGGATAGTCGTATCGACCGTAACTCCTACGCCACTTTGCCCGCCATTCTCTATCCTGCTGGCACGCCTCCGCCAGAGTGGGGTCCGGGTGTGAAGGTGGCCTATCGCCGTATGGGCGAGATTCAGTTTGGGCCTACCCCTCCATACAATCCGGGGTCTGTGGAGATGGAGCGGACGCAGATTGATCAGGCTGACCGCATCATGGGGTTGGATCATGCCAACCCGATGTCCCGCATTCGCCAGCAGTACTTCGTCGATAAGTTCCTGACTCATGTCAGGGACGTTCTTCGCCTGACGTACAAGTGCTATCAGCGATTCGGTCCTGAGCAGGTGTTCTTCCGTGTGACTGGCAACCCTGATCCGGTGCGTTTTGGTCGTGGAGACCCGAATGAGAACTTCGACATCAACATCAATTTTGATGTCTTGAGCACCGATCCCGAAACCTTGGAGGCTCAGCTTAACCAGTTCGTCAGCCTTCTCCAGTTCGACCGCAATGGCCGCATCAATGTTGACCGTATGCTGGAGATGATGGCTGCGGCGGTTAATCCGCTCCTAGCTGACTCCGTTCTCCAGCCAGCTCAGGAGGCCCAGCAGCAAATCGTGAAGCAGGTGACGGATGACCTGTCCAAGATTTATGCTGGGATTGAGACCGGAGCCCGTCCCAACGGTGCTCAGGTGGCTATGCAGGTCATACAGCAGTATGTGCAGCAGCCCGACGTTTCCCAGCGGATGCAGACCGACGAGGCTTTTGCTGCTCGTCTTCAGAAATACGTTCAGCAGTACCAGTTCCAGATGCAGCAGATGCAGAACGCTCAGATTGGTCGGATTGGAACTCAGCCCGCTCAGATGGGAGACGTTCAGACTCAGGGTTTGAACGCATAAAGCGGTCCCAGTTTTCTTTCATCCTCTCGTACTGGGCGGCGAAGAGCACTTCGTCGATGGAGAGGATGCGTCCGCTTATTTGCTGAAGACTCTCCGTCTTCAGGTCGTGAAGCTGTTTAATCCAGTACTCCCGTACTGAATGCAGTTCGTTCAGGAACTTGAGAAAGTCCTGACTATTGTGGAGGCGTTCGACTACTTTAGGGTCAAGCATGGTGGTTAATTGCGTAATGGATAGAGATTAGGGTCAAGCACCAAGTCGATTGTGCTAGCATTTGCCCAATCGCAATCGCCGGGGCGTTAAATACGGCGGAAACCACAATCTATGTCAGAAGACGCTGCGTCCAACTCGGGAGACGTTAAAGCACCCGTGGAAAACAAGCCGATGTCGGATCAGGACTTCCTGTCCTCCCGCATCGCCAAGCTAACTGCCAAGGCCCAACCGGCTGAAGCAAAGCCTGAACCGGCTCCTAAGGAAGAGGAACCAAGGCAAGAGGCCACCTCACAGGAGGGCGAGCCAAAGGCCAAGGAGTCCAATCCCAAGGAGGTTCTTTCAAAGGATGTGGATGAGCTAACGGATGAGGAGATTGCCGAGCTTGCCCAAAAGGGTAAGAGCGGGCTTCTTAAACGTATTGCTGAACTCACGGCCAAACGAAAGTTGGCTGAGGAGAAGGCGGCGGCTTTGGAAGCCGCTATTAATACGGCTAAGCAGCAACTCCCAGAGCCTAAGGTTGAGAACAATCCTTACGCCAACGTAGGCGATGTCAAAGAACTCCAAGCTAAACGCAAGGAGGTCGATGAAGTAGTCGAGTGGGCTGAGGAGGTTTTGTTCCGGTCTGAAGACCTGTCTGCTACGGACGTAGCGGTTACGGTGGACGGAAAGGAATACACCAAGGCTGACATCCGCGAGTCCCTTCGCAAAGCCCGTAAGGCCCGCGACAAGTTCCTACCTGCTCAATTTGCCGAGTTACAGGCTAGGGATCAGCGAGGCCAGCTTGAGACAGCTTTCAAGCAACAGGCTAGGCAGGAACTCAATTGGCTTGAGGGCGAGGACAACGACACCCGTAAGCGTTTTGAGGCGATGGTCAATGACCCCCGTCTTAAAGCGGTGAAGGATGCCGTTCCCGACATAGCCCCTCAGATTGAATACCTCATGGCTCATGCTGCCAACTCCATGTATGGCCGCAGAATCATTGAGGATAAGCCCAAGTCCCCGGCGATCAATCCTCCATCCAACCCATCCACCTCGGCTTCGTCGTCCGAAAGGACTGACGCTCGGATGGATAAATCCCTGAAGGAAATCGAAAGCCGGTTTAAACAAACAGGAAGTTCCAGCGACTTCATCGCCCTCCGTGCAGCTCAAATCTCAAAACGTAAAACCTAATTAGTTATGTCATTCAGCAATACCTACGATACTACCTCTCCCGGTAGCGCGGCCCTCAATCGTGAGGACCTTCAGGACGCCATGTCGATGCTGGCTCCTTCTGAGACTCCCGTTCTCAGTTCTGCCGACAAGTTCAAGTGCAACGGCACCTTCGTTGAGTGGGGCGTGGACAAGCTGTCCACTCCGTCCTCGACGGCGGTGAGCGAAGGCGCGGATGTCACCGACTTTGAAGACAAGTTCGAGTCCGTGGCGCGTCTGGGCAATTATGTCCAGAAGCTCCGTCGTTCCTATCGCGTGTCCGATCTCCAGCAGGCTGTTTCCTCGGTTGGACCGCAGGACATCGCCCGTGCGGAGATGAAGGCCGTGAAGGAACTCAAGCGTGACGTTGAGAAGACGATCCTTGGAACGCAGGACCGTGCGGCTGAGAATGGTGGCGGCACCGCCTACACCATGCGCGGCCTCGGTGACTGGATTGATTCCTCGGGTCCGTCGGATGTCCCCGCTGACTACCGCACCCCGTCGGGTTCGATTCATGCGTCCGGTGCTTTCACCGAGACGGTGATGAACAACCTGATTACGTCGGTCTATCGCGTGAGCGGTGTGACGAACAGCCTGACGCTGGTTGCTGACACGGCCCTCCGCCGCGTCATCAGCGACTTCGCCCGTGCTGATTCCTCGACCGGCCCGATCCGTACCTTCAACAGCAATTCGGCTTCTGGCCTGATCAAGCTGTCGGTTGGTCAGTATCAGTCGGATCACGGCATTGTCACCATCGTTGACATGAACCCCGACTGCGCTCCCGACACCACGGACAAGGACACCGGCTATCTGGTCAATCCT